TCANCTATTGATAAACCTGTGGACTCTCATAAAAAAGAATTATTTAAGTTTGTACCTGAAAGTAAAGTTACAATAGGAACACCTGCACAATTTCGTAAATGGTATTTAAAACGAGAAGGTGAGATAACTATCTAATGATTTATCTTTCTAATTTAATTCCGTTGAATGAGTATTCTAAATTTAGGCTCAACATCCCTTCCGACATCAAGAAGATACATAAGCTTTTTAAGAAAAACAAGAAAAAACTTTTTGTTGTGGGTGGTGCAGTTAGGGATGCAATATTAGGAAAGAGTCCAAAAGATTTTGATTTAGCCACCGATGCTAAACCCGATGAGGTATTACAAATAGCAAAAAAGGGTGGATTGAAAACCGTAGAAGTTGGAAAACAATTCGGTGTCGTGATAGTTGGTGGACATGAAATAGCAACATTCAGAAAGGATATTGGTAAAGGGAGACGCCCAAGTTCAGTTGACTATACCGACATAGAGGGTGATGTAAAAAGACGAGATTTGACCATAAATGCACTCTTCTACGATATGGATAGGGGAGAGATTGTAGACTTGGTTGGTGGTATAGCAGATTTAAAAAAGAAGAAGATTCGAACCGTTGGAAACGCTGTCGAAAGATTTGATGAAGATCCGTTAAGAAAGATGAGAGCACTAAGATTTCAAGGTGCACTCGGTGGTAAGTTAGGTAAGGAAACCGAAAACGCACTTAGACAGAACCCAAGTCTAAAGGGTGTGAGTGGAGAAAGAATCAGAGATGAGTTTGTCAAATCCATAATGAAAGCAAAATCATCCAAAAAGTATTTACAACTCTGTGATGAGTTAGGATTTACCAAACAGATACTTCCTAAGTTTCAAGTAAGTATTCCTTACATAAATGAAAACGATTATATTTTATTTTTAGCTTGGATTTTACGAAAAAATGATGTAAATTCTATAAGGAAATTAAATGGTTTGGCTTATCCTAATCAGGAAATAATTGATATTCAGTTTTTAAATTCTTTACAAAACTTTAAATCTGAAAACATTTTTATAATTAAGAAGTTTCAAGAAAAGACTAAATTGAGTAAAGGTCAAATTATTAAATGGGGTAAATACATTGGAAAAGATTTCAAAAAATTAGTTAGATTTAAACTATCGGTAAAAGGTAGTGATGTATCAAAAGATTTAAAAGGAAAGGATATCGGTAAAGCTATACAAAAAATGGAAACCGAAAAATATCTGAATGAGATGACTAACTATCCTAATTACATTAGAAACCAGGCACCAGTACCTGCAATACAAAAGGATGGTGAGCACAGATATTATAATCCTGATGTTAAAAAGAAAAAAACAGATGAGGCAAATGCCGTAAAGGGTAGTAAAGTAGAAAAGTTTATTACAGGTCATAACCTTAAAATGAAAGGTAAGAGATACAAAGAAATTGAATTTGAAACCTTGAAGGTTGATAATAGTAGAAAGATGATTACATTGAGAATTTTAGCACCAAAGAAATTATTCGGTATTGAGACACCTGTAAGATTTTCAACATTAAGGAGAGGCCCATTCTTGAAAACAGATACAAAGAAAAAAATAAAAGAAATAGCAGTTCGTCCAAAACCAAAGAAGTTTAAAGATATTTATAATGCGTTACCAAGTGACTTGAAGAAACGCGTGTATAATCTAAAAAACTACGACCAGAGGAGAGATGCACATCCTGAAGGTAATGTGTTGAAACATACGATAGCCGTTACGAATAGGGCACTTAAAACTGGTGATATAGACTTTGCACTTGCAGCACTATTTCACGATATAGGAAAAGACTCTACTGCTAAACTACATCCGAAAAAAGGATTTTGGACACACTACGGACATGAAAATGTTTCAGCCAAGTTGGTTAAGAAATATGCCAAATGGATAAAATCAATGGGTGGTAATGTTCTTGATATTTATTACATAGTAAAACAACACATGAGAATGAAAGTCTTTGACAAAATGAAATGGACAAAACAAGATAAAATGAAACAGTTTAGGGCATTCGACAAGTTAAAGAAATTTACTACCTTTGATAAGGGTGGACGAAGATGAAAAAATTAGTAGAATCAATCGTAAGAGACTTATTACCTGAAGATTGGTGGACAGATATGAGTGGTGATGCTCAAAAACAATATCTAAAAGACTATCCTAATAGTCCCAAGTCAATAGAGTTATCTAATCCATCAGGTAAAAAAGAAAAAGGTGAAAATGTCGTAAAGACAAAACCATATTCAAGAGAACAGGCTCAAGATGAAACTGGTGAATATTTTGAAAACGATGTGGCATCTCAAGCAATGCCTAATCTAGCAAAAGACGAAAATGATTTAACACAAAAAATACTTGATGCACCTGAAGAAACACTATCTGATGATGATTTAAGAAAGTTAAATAATAGTGATGCCGGTGATGTATTGGATTCTAAAAATCCAATGAAACATGCTAAAAAAATGGCAATCGAATATGATAAGAGTTGGGATTACATAACTAAAAATATAAAAAGTGGTGAGGCACAAGAATCACCAATTGCTGTTAGAGATAAAAATGGTGAGATGTGGTTGTTAGCTGGAAACACGAGATTAATGGCACAAACTGGTCATGGAAATAAAATACCTGTTAAGGTAATAAACTATGATGGTGAGATAAAGCAACCCACAGAAAGTATTAAGGAAATAACTGAAGTCAAAAAAATAAAAAAAATCGTAGGAATCTATGGTGGTAGATATCAACCATTCGGGCCACATCATTTTAAAACATATAAATGGTTAAAATCAAAAGTAGATGATGCATACATCACCACTACAAATATAAAAAAACCACCAAGACATCCTATGAACTTTAAAGAAAAAGTTAGACATATGGTTAAGATGGGTGTTCCTAAGAATCGTATCATAGAGGAGAAGATTCCCTACGTGGCAAAAAATGTGCTAAAAAAATACGATTCTGAGACTACCGCTGTGATATATATATTTGGAGCTAAAGATGCGGGTAGATTGGCAGGTGGAAAGAAAAAAGATGGAAGTCCGTCTTATTATCAGGAATTTAAGAAAAATAAAAATAATTTAAAAGGGTATGAAGAACACGGATATATCTTAACTGCACCTCATGTTTCTATCAGAGTAGGTGGTAAGGAAGTTAGTGGAACGGTAATGAGAGATTTATTGGGTTCACCTAAAATTAAAGATGAGGAAAGACCAAAGTTATTTAAAGATGCATTTGGTTACTTTGATAAGGGTGTATTCACCATGATGACTAATAAGTTCAGAAAGTTATATGAATATTATGAAACTTTTTTAAAACAAACTGATATAAATAAAGTAATATTAGAAAGTTCTAATGTTTCAGCTCCAAATTTAGCAGATGAAGGGTTATACGATTTCTTCGAAGATTTTGAAGATTACAAAAGAATTTCACCAAGATGGGCAGAAAAACATGGATATGAAATAGTAAATTTTATATTGGGAGATGGTGCAGTAGATCCTACATTTGATTATACATTCGAATATCAAAGAGTTCCAAGTGTAACATATGGTAGAACTGTAAATCAAAATGGTAAAAATTGGCAAAGTGTAGATGAACCATTTAAAAAATATGCTAAACGACAAAAAGAAATAAATGATGCTTTAGGTTGGGAATTGATAAAGTTCATGATGAATCCAAAAGATGGTATAGATATTAAAGATACTTGGAAAGTAGAAGAAGAAGATATTACTAAATCAAAAAAACTATCTGATATAAATAAAGATAAAGATGATAGACTACATGAGGGTAAAGAAATGTTAAATGAGGGTAAATTAATAGCTGCAAGAAACAAAGGACATTTAAAGAATAAGGGAAAAACTGCACTCGATGTAAATGGTATGAAAAGTAAGTTTGAAGGTCGTGGTGATATAGCAGATGCTTTTATATTTGCAATGAAAGATATGGAAAGTGCTATAGGTAAACTATCTGATAAACAAAGAGATAAAGTTTTTATGAATGGCAGTTCATTTATGAATCTTGAAGTAATGTGGCCAAAGTCAGCAAATGTTATCGATTATGATAAAGCTGAAATAGTATTTCACGGAGCACTTGAGTATGATGATGATGGTAATGTTGTAGGACAGGTTTCGGATAGTGGAAGAATGTTAGCTGGAATGATTAAACAAGTTAACCAAAACATTCAAAGACATTATAAGATAGGAAAACCTAACTTCCTAACAGTTCCAAAACATCAAGATTTTGGTAAAATGAAAAAGAAATACTTTACGAGATTACAAAAACTACAAAAAGAGTTTAATTTAAAAGACAACGATTCACTTTCACTTTATCATCAAAAATGGTGGGAAAGATTTATTTTACAAAATGCTAAAAAGTTTAAAGTTAAGTTGAAACCAACTCAATTAAAGAATTTGACTATGAGGTGGGCCTTCTTTAATAAAAAATATACCGTTCCAATGATTAGAAAGGATTATGAAAAATATCCAAAGTTTAAAGAATGGGTATTGGGATATGATAAGAACAACCATCAAAAACAAATGAAACAGAATATGAAACCATTTGAGGTTTTATTTTTTGATGTTGGTTCTGAAATAATGAAAAATGTTAGTGGTTGGTTAGCTGCAAGTCCTGATAAAGCAGTTCAAGGTATAAAGAAAAGATTAGATAAATCAATATCAAGTGTAAGAAGTGGTGGTGATTTAAAGAAACTAAACACATTAAAAATACAGATGGATAGATTAAATGCTATAGGTGGACTAAAGGCAATAGTTCCAAGTGAAGGAATTGTATTTAAGTATAAAGGTAACACATATAAGTTTACAGGAGCATTTGCACCTATCAACCAAATAACAGGATTATTAGCATTCTAATGAGTGATGATTGGGAGGATGATTTATTAGAATGGGCTGGTGATAAACAGGTAAAAAAGTTAAAAGCAAACAACTTAATTAAGTTTGTGATAAGTATTGTTACAGCTATTGGTGGTTTTGGTGGTGGTTGGTATAAGATGGAAGATAGAGTTAGTAGATTAGAACAACAAATGGTAGAAGAACAGAAGATAAAATTAATCAAAATGGAAATATCCACATTAAGAAGAGACCAAGAACTTGAAGAGTTGAGGTTTAAGTGGAAGTTAGATTCATTAAAAAGGAGTAATTAGGTTATGGGTGATTCATTGTTAAGTAATAATCCACAAGAAAGAGCTAGACAAGTAAAAACTATTCGTCAGATAGCACGTGGAGAAACGCCAGATAAAAGAATTTTTCTTCCAATGGAAGATTTAGAAGAGAAGCAGGCTAGACAAGAACAAATTAAACAGGAACGAGAAGAAAGAAATGAACGTTCTGATGCTCTACGAGAAGCTAGAATGCCTTGGTTTTGTCCTAATTGTAAAAAGATAATGAAAAAAAGATTAGATGATAAAATGTATCGTCTATTCAATCATTGCTTTGATTGTCAAGTTGATTTTGAAAACAAGCTTCGTATCGAAGGTAAGTATGAAGAATGGGAAAAGACAAAGGTATTAAAAAATAAATTATCTTGGATTGATGAACAAATTAAAAGTGTTTCTAATTGGGAAGAGGAAGCTACTAAACAACCTAACTTTTTACAACAAGTTGGTGTGAATAGTGTTGAGATAGAGAAAGAGAAGTGGAATGTCGATACTAAAAAGATTAAAACTATGGCAACAGAGGCAATAGAAGAATATGAAAAGATGAAAGTAGAAACAGAAGCAGAATTAGAAAGTATTAATATTTAATGGATGACTATTTATTATTATGAAAAAGTATAAGCCTTTGACAAAAGAATGGTGGGATGAAGAAATTAAAAGAGAAATCTTAAACGAAGGTGGTGCCTATGGACACATGGCACATCCCTTTGACGATAAAGACCTAACCTTCAAAGATTTAAAAAATATAATTGAAATGGGATTGGGCGGTCAGTTAAATCGTGAGGATAACGTAACTGAAAAACTCGATGGTCAAAACCTTATGATAAGTTGGAGAGATTAATGGCAATCACTATTGATATAAATGTTGGAGATACCATATTAGGTGGTAAGTTTAAAAATAAAAAAATTAAAGTAAAAGAGATTGGTAAAGATGATTATGGAATGCCAACTATTAACGGAAGAAAAGTTGTAAACTTTAGAATTGCAAAAGTGGAAGAAAAGATAACTCGTGATAAAGATGGATATGGTAAATATGAAAAACCAAAGGAAAGTGATTTTGACGAACCACATAAAACTGAAAAGAATGAATCAACCTATAAAAGAATGATGGAGATATTATAATGTGGTTAATTGATAAAGTCAAGTCTTTTTTTAAGACGACACCTAATGAAATTTTAGAACTTAAAAAGATTATAGAAAAGGTCGTATCCGAAAGAGAACAACTTCAAAAAGATTTAGATGTATTGTTAGCAAGAAAAAGAACCAATAAAAGAACTCTAGCTAATGCAAGAAGAAAATTAACAAGAACTAAGAACGAAGTAAAGAAGATGGAAACGGCATTTAAAAATGAAGATGTAGATGATGCTGTCAAGTTTCTTCGTAAGTTTTCAAAACTTAAATAATTATTATATAAAGGAGAAATAAAATGGCAGGACCAGCATATCCTAACACTTATAGAAATGTTAGTGGTTCAACACCGAACACCAGTAAAAGTAATGCAAAATTTAGTCGTACAATAAATACGACAGGTATAACTTTTTATGCTACGAGTTCTACTACAAATGGAAATAGAGGATTGATAGTCAACTCATCAAGAGCCGTATCTGATGACAGCACAATATACTTTCAAGGTGGTGGGACTATAATGGCTTCAAATTTGACTACTGGATCAGTCTATCCATTTTCTGTAAGTAAAATAAGTGGTAGTGCAGACATAAACTTATTATATTAATATGGCGAAAGCGGACATCAAAGATGTAATTAAACAAGAATACTTAAAGTGTGCACAAGATCCTGTATACTTCTTAAAAAAGTATGCTGTTATCCAACATCCAATGAAAGGAAAAGTTCCTTTTGCTTTATATCCGTTTCAAGAAGATTCTATAAGAGATTTTAAACACAATAAATATAATATTATTCTAAAGGCTCGTCAGTTGGGTATATCCACGTTAACTGCTGGATACTCATTATGGATGATGACATTTCAAACAGATAAGAATATATTAGTTATTGCAACAAAACAAGATACTGCTAAAAATTTAGTCACTAAGATTCGTGTTATGCACTCAAACCTACCAAGTTGGGTAAGGTCAAAGTGTGTTGAAGATAATAAACTATCACTACGATATTCAAATGGTTCTCAAGTAAAGGCCGTATCATCTACTGATGATGCTGGTCGTTCAGAGGCACTATCTTTACTCGTTATTGATGAGGCAGCATTTGTAGATAAAATTGATACAATATGGACTGCAGCTCAGGCCACCTTAACAACAGGTGGTCAATGTATAGCACTGTCCACACCAAATGGTGTTGGTAATTGGTTTCACAAAACTTGGGTAGGTGCAGAAGAAGGAAGTAATGATTGGAACTTTATCAAACTTCATTGGACTTGTCATCCTGATAGAGAACAAGATTGGAGAGATGAACAGGATAAACTTTTAGGACCGAGTGGAGCCGCACAAGAGTGTGATTGTGATTTTATCACTTCAGGTCAAGGTGTTGTTGATCCAAGAATATTAGAAGAGTATAAAACTACTCAAATAGAAGAGCCTATTGAAAAAAGAGGAATCGATAGTAATCTGTGGATATACAGACAACCAAATTACAACAAAGATTATGTAGTTGCCGCTGATGTTGCTCGTGGTGATGGACAAGACTTTTCAGCATTTCATGTATTGGATGTTGAAAATATGGAACAAGTTGCAGAATACAAAGGAAAGATTTCTACCAAAGATTTTGGTAATTTATGTATGAATACTGCTACAGAATATAACAACGCACTACTTGTGATTGAGAACTCAAGTATTGGTTGGGCAGCAATTCAACAAGTTATTGATAGACAATACGATAATCTATTTTATACAAGTAAAGATTTACATTATGTAGATGTCGCAAGACAAGTAACAAACCGATATAGAAATTCAGAAAGACAAATGGTTCCTGGATTTTCAATGACGATGAAAACAAGACCATTAGTAATAGCAAAACTTGAAGAATACTTTAGGGAAAAATCAGTAATAATACACTCATCAAGATTAGTAGATGAATTATTTGTATTTATATGGAACAATAATAGAGCAGAGGCAATGTCAGGATATAATGATGATTTAGCAATGTCACTATCTATTGGACTATGGGTAAGAGATACCGCCCTAAGATTAAAATCAGAGGGTATCGCACTACAAAAAACCGTGTTAGATAAAATGTTAGCATATGACTCAGTATATACTCCATCAGAAGGTTCTACCGATGATTGGAAAATGAAAATTGGTCAAGGTGAGGCAGAAGATTTAACTTGGTTAATAAAATAATAAGAGGATAAAATGGCCGAATCAAAATTAAGAGCAAGACTAAAAAGATTATTTTCCACAAATGTAATCGTAAGACATGCAGGTGGAAAAAGATTAAAGATTGCTGATACTCAGAGAATTCAATCAGCTACTAAAGATAATTTAGTTGATAGATATGGAAGATTGTATACCAATCTTGCTACTGGTGGTTATGGAAAATCACAGGCGACAAGTTTTCAGGCACAAAGACTTGGGTTGTTTAGAGATTATGAAGAAATGGATAATGATTCCATAATATCTTCTGCACTTGATATCTACGCTGATGAATCGACAATGAGGTCTGAGTATGGTAAGGTGTTAGATATAAGAACTGAAAATTCAAATATACATGATATTCTTCATAATTTATATTATGATGTCATGAATATTGAATTCAACCTATGGCCTTGGATTCGTAATATGTGTAAGTATGGAGATTTTTATCTTTATTTAGATATAAAAGATAAATATGGTGTTACAAATGTAGTTCCAATGTCAACATATGATGTAACAAGAATTGATGGTTTAGATCCTGAAAATCCTTATATGACTAAATTTATGGTAGAAGATGCTGACCATAGACACTCATACAATCGAAGTGAAAAGGAATTTGACTCATACGAAATAGCACATTTTAGATTATTGAGTGATTCAAACTTCTTACCTTATGGTAAAGGTATGATTGAAGGTGGTCGTAAGATTTGGAAACAACTTTCACTTATGGAAGATGCCATGTTGATTCATAGAATCATGAGGGCACCTGAAAAAAGAGTGTTTAAGATTGATATTGGAAACATACCACCAACAGAAGTTGAAAATTTTATGCAAAAAATTGTAAGTAAAATGAAAAAGGCTCCTGTTATCGATAACGCTACTGGTGATTACAACTTAAAATATAATATGCAAAACTTAACGGAGGATTTTTTCCTACCTGTTCGTGGTGGAGATAGTGGAACACAGATTGATAGTTTGGCTGGATTGAATTATGACTCGGTTGATGATATAGAATATCTAAGAAACAAATTATTTGCAGCACTAAAAGTTCCAAAGGCCTTTATGGGTTATGAGGAATCACTTGGTAGTAAAGCTACATTAGCAGCTGAAGATGTTCGTTTTGCTAGAACGATAGAAAGAATACAAAGAATTACAATTAGTGAATTAACTAAAATTGGTATAGTTCATTTATATTCACAAGGTTATACTGATGCAGATTTAGTAGATTTTGAGTTGATGCTTACGAATCCGTCAAAAATCTATGAAGAAGAAAAAGTAGAGTTGTGGAATTCTAAACAGAGTTTAGCACAATCCTTTATGGATTCTAAGATAGCGGATTCGGAGTGGATATATAATAATATTTTTAAATTTACAGAAGATGAAAAAGAAAAAATAAGACTTGGTATTATTAAAGACCAAAAGAGAAAGTTTAGGTGGGATCAAATAGAACAAGAAGGTAATGATCCTGTTAAAAGTGGTGAAGCTGTTGGAACACAAGGAGCTATGATGGGTGGTGAGACGGGTGGTGAACCTGAAATAAATCCTGAAGATGCAGCTGAACTTGGAAATGTAGGTAGGAGCGGTGATGAAATCGGTGGTAGACCAAAAGAACCGAATAAGTTTGGAAAAGATAGTGGAGCTCGTGGTAGAGACCCGTTGGGAAGTCATGATAGACGGAAACAATACGGAATAGCACTTGCACACTATAACGCAATGGAAAAAGACTTAAAAAAATTAGGAACTCATGACAGAAAATTGTTAGAAGAAACGATGGATGTTGAAAAAGAATATACCGATGAGGTAAATTCTTTAAATAATGATGCAAACGACTAATTATTAGAAGTTTTTATATTTATATAAGAGATATTATACAGTATTGGAGTATAGAATGAATAAACGAGTAAAACACTCAAAGATTAAAAATACGGGTATTCTTTTCGAGTTGTTATCCCGTCAGATAACACAGGATGTCATCAACGATGACAATAAGAGTAAATCCATTTCGTTGCTAAAAAGGTTTTTCAACGAAAATACACAGATTGGTAAAGAAAATCAATTATATCAGATTTTAATTAAAACCAATTACAACTCTTCTGCAAAGGCACAGAAATTAGTTGAGGCTGTTGGTAAGTCTCGTTCAAAATTAAGTTCTAAGACTTTAAAGAGGGAAAAGTATAATCTAATAAAGGCTATTAGTGAAAATTACAAGATTGATGACTTTTTTCAATCAAGAATTCCAAACTACAAAGTTTACGCATCAATATATAAAATGTTTGCAAATAATTCTAATCCAATTGACGAGGTTGATAGTAACTTTACTATAATTGAACATATTATTGGTAAAAAAATAATCAAAGAGGATGTTCAAACAGATGCAAAACAAGAATTTGAAAAACAAGATAAAGATTTAAGATTACTTTCCTATCAACTAATGGTTGATAATTTTAATGGTAAGTATAAATCTCTAAGTAGTGAACAAAAGAATCTCTTAAAAGAATATATTAATAATATCTCCAATACTAATTCTTTGAGGGAATTTGTCGACAATGAAGTGTCCAAAATAAAAACAATTCTAAGTAAAGAGTTGAATAGGATTGATGATGATATAACTCGTATAAAGTTATCTGAGGCAGTCAATCAAATAACTAATATTAAAAAAGGACGAATCGTAAAAGACAAACAAGTTGTTTCATTGATGAGATATTATGAACTCATTAAGGAGCTCAAAAATGTCAAACGAAAGTAACCTTCGTGATATAATTCGTGAGCTAATTCGTAATGAATTAGAAGAGGCAACATCTAATGCCTCTGTGGGAAATGCTTCCTACAAAACACCTCATAGTTTCGCTGGAAATAACAAAAAAGGTAAAAGAAAAAAGAAGGCTGGATATAGTGGTGGACATACAAATCCTACAGTATCTACCGACAATTTTCATGCCAAGGACCCAAAGTTAAGAAAAGAGGGAAAGTATCATGATTACAGAAATGATGATACTCTAAGTGCGAAACAAAAAATTGGTAGTTCAATGAGAGAAGTTCGTGATAGTTTAACACAACTTGAAGGACTTGTTAAAATGAATGTAAAGTTAAAAAATGAATTAAATGTTGATTCAAGGGATTATTGGAAAAATACACATAAAGCGCTGAGAAAAATAAGCGAAAGGCTAGTAAAGTTAGCAAATAAAGTCGGACAGCTTCAGTAGTAATTCCTATGACATTTGATAAAAACAAAAAATCCTATATGGATTCTTTGTATGGCATCTCTACCATGTTAAAGAGATGGCATACCGAGACACATAAAAAGGATGTAGATAAAAACTATATGATTAAACGTCTTGATGAGTGGATAAAGAAACTCGAAGATTTAAGACATGAAATTATGATGAGGAAAAGTTGATGAAACTGAAAGACCTTCTGAGTGAAGATATAAAAGATAGAGCACAGGCAGCAAAGAGAACTCAGAGGTTGCAAAAAATAGAAACTCGGTTCAGAACTGCTATGATAAAATTAGCTGAAACCTATGGTAAAGATGAAAAGAATAAAGCATTGGTTCAACAATTAAAATCTTCGTATAAAAGTGGGGTAACAAAATTTATGAAAGACAGCATCGCAATGTTAAAGAAGGTGAAGTAAAATGAACAGAAAATTAATAGTAGATTATATACCGTTTGAAATAACATCCGAACAGATTAACGAATCAATTTCACAGAATGGTGGTAAGTTGATAGTTCATGGTGTATTACAAAGGGCTAATGCAAAGAATCAAAATGGTAGGGTGTATCCGAGAGAAATATTAGAAAGAGAATCTGATAAATACACCGCTAGTTTTGTAAAACAAAAACGTGCTATGGGTGAGTTAGACCATCCTGAAAGTTCTGTTGTTAATTTACAGAATGTTTCCCATAATGTTACTGAAATGCATTGGGAAGGTCAAAACTTGGTTGGAACGGTTGAAGTTCTTGGAACACCAAGTGGTAATATATTAAAAGAATTATTTAAAGCTGGTATCAAGTTAGGTATTAGTTCTCGTGGTATGGGTTCAGTTGAACCTATGCAAGAGGGTGATGGGCAACAAGTTGGACAAGACTTTGAATTGATAGCATTTGACTTCGTATCTAATCCATCTACACACGGAGCTTTCTTATATCCATTGAAAGAGAGTGTTGGGAATGAAGTTATTCCAGAAGGTAGAACCTGTGGAAAATACTGTAAGGTGGAATCAATTATTAACAATATAATTAGAGAGGGATAATGAAAAAATTAAAAGATTTATTAAAAGAGAGTAAATATCTTGAACGAGGTTTTGGTGAGTCATTACCCACATTAGATAGTGTGATGAAACAACATCAAGATTCTAAAGAACCTATCAAAGAAGTTTCGATACCTCAGTTTAAAACACCAGATGATGTGTCCTATTATGATAGAGATTGGGGAAAAATATTTGACCAATTGGAAAGATTTGATGATTACGGCCCAAGAGAATCC